CATCCCAGACTTAAAAAAAGACCCAGCATATAGCACTTTAAGTTCTACTGGTAAAGTAGATGCTGAAAAAGAATTACAATCTGGAGGTACTGTAGAGCTTGAAGAAGATCAATTAAATGAAATGGCTTTTACTTTGAAAAAAGGTATAGCCCCTAGTGAAAAAATTGAACCACGCTACAAAAAAGAAAACTTTAAAAAAGTAGTTGACCTTATTTTATCTAAAGTAGATGGTAAGAAGACTATGGCTGACGTAGCAAGAGAATTAGGTGTGATTCAACAAAAAATTCGCCCTGTAGTATCTGATCTTCTTGATGCTGGTATTTTAGAAAAAGGTGAAGCTGAATCAAAAGCAGGTAAAGATATTGCTAATAAACCAGGCCCTAAAGCTAAAGAAGAAAAACCTGCTAAAAAAGAAGCACCTAAAGCTGAAAAAGTTTCTAAATCTGAACCTATGGATGACGAAGATAAAGAAGCAGCTAAAGCAGCAAGCAGTGATGAAACAGCAAAAGAATTAGGTAGTACACCTGAAGAAAAGAAAGTTAAATTCAATCAATTTCTAGCGTCTGTTAAGAAAAATAAAGAAGATAAAGCTAAAATTGATGGTATTTTAAAACTAGCAAAAGACAAGTTTAAATTTCCTAAAACAATGATGGATGATTTAAAACGTGCTGCTGGTAGAGATGTTGAAATATGATCCAAGAAAAAGTATATCAAATAAAGTTATCCCATCTAATCATAGGTGGGATACTTTTACTATTATTGTTATACCTCATATATGTTCGAATCCAACCCACACCAACCCCAAACTACAGTAAATATAAACAAAAAATAGAAGAATTACAGAAAGAAATTGATAGGTTAAAAAATGCACAAGATACCTTAACCATTGATTTAAGTAAGCAAAAAAAAGTTATAGATTCATTAGACAATGAGGTTATAGAAACAGAAAAAGAGTTAATTAAAACACGTTTATATTATGACAAAAAGATTAAATACCTTACTAGTTCTTCTCCTTCTGAGCTCAACGACTTTTTCTCAAAAAGATACAAGTAAAATTTGTTTCCCATATCCTATAGCTAGACAAATAGCAATTGATTTAGTTAGAGGAGATTCAGCTATTGCTGAATTAAAAGTTGCAAACAAATTAGTATGGCAACTCAATGAAAAATCTGAAGCCCAAGACAGTCTTATTTCATTACATGTTGAACGAGAAACCAACTATGTTAAACAAATAAACAATTACGAAAATATAATTGTCGAAAAAGACAAAATTATCACTGGACTTGAAAAAAATGTTACTGACCTAACTCGTAAAAATAATAACCTTAAATCAGGAATTAAGTGGTTAGGCGGAGGATTCGTGGCTTCTGTACTTACTATTATTACATTTATAGTAGTTAAATAATGGAAGAACAAAAAAATTTAAAACAAGTTGTCCGCGAGGAGTATATAAAATGCGCCCAATCACCGGCATATTTTATGAAAAAATACTGCTACATCCAGCACCCAAAACGCGGACGTATCCAATTTAACCTTTACCCATTCCAAGAAAAAGTACTTACATTATTTCAAGAGAATCCATATTCTATAGTACTTAAATCTCGCCAGTTAGGTATTTCAACATTGTCAGCAGGTTATGCTTTATGGATGATGTTGTTTCACGAAGATAAAAATATTCTTTGTATTGCGACAAAACAGGAAACCGCTAAAAACATGGTTACTAAGGTAAAGTTTATGTACGAAAGTTTACCTTCCTGGTTAAAGTTTTCTAGCAAACCTGACGAAGCAAATAAATTAACACTTCGATTACCAAATGGATCTCAAATTAAAGCAATTGGCGCGTCTAGTGACGCAGGTAGATCCGAAGCCGTTTCTTTGTTGATTGTAGATGAGGCTGCCTTCATTCACAATATTGGTGAGATATGGGCATCAGCTCAACAAACATTAGCAACTGGAGGAGGCTGTATTGCATTGTCTACACCTTATGGTACAGGTAACTGGTTCCATAAAACATGGGTATCAGCAGAAATGGGTGATAATAGCTTTTTGCCTATTAGATTACCATGGGAAGTTCATCCTGAACGAGACCAATCATGGAGAGACCAACAAGATAAAGATTTAGGTGTTCGAATGGCAGCACAAGAATGTGACTGTGACTTTACAACATCAGGTGATACAGTATTCACCCCAGAAGATATTACTTTTTACGAGCAATTTCACGTGAAAGAACCTCTTGAAAAACGTGGAGTTGACCAAAATCTATGGATTTGGGAACCAGCAAATTATTCTAGGAACTATTTAATCGTAGCTGATGTAGCGCGTGGCGATGGTAAGGATTCTTCTGCGTTTCACATCTTTGATGTTGAAACATTCACTCAGGTAGGTGAATATAAGGGACAAATCAATACAAAAGATTATGGACATTTGCTAGTAAGCATTGCAACAGAATATAACAATGCTTTACTTGCAGTCGAAAATCAAAGTGTAGGTTGGTCAACAGTACAAACCATTTTAGATAGAGGTTATCAAAATTTCTACTATTCACCAAAAGGTGGAACAAACAATGTAGACAATTTCTTTGATCCCTATATGGATCATAGTAAAATGACCCCAGGCTTTACAATGTCAAACACAACTCGCCCAATATCAATTGGTAAATTCCAAGAAGCTGTTATGGATAAAGGAGTTGTTTTTCACTCTGTGCGCCTGTTAGAGGAAATGAAAGTATTTATATGGAGAAACGGTAGAGCAGAAGCACAGGCAGGATACAATGACGATTTAGTAATGGCATTTTGTATCGGATGTTACTTACGTGAAACCGCTTTTAAACTTAGAGTAAATAATATGGAAATGACTAAAAGTATGTTGAATGGTATAGGAAATTCCCGTACATCATATTCTGGAGGTTATTCCAACGGGCCAAATTATGCTGATAAGTATAACAATAACCCATTTAAAATAGACAACCCTTATTCAAACGGTCAAGAAGACATTTCTTGGCTTTTATAAAAACAAAACATGGCAGATACAGGATTATTTAGCAGATTAAGACGATTATTTTCAACAGACGTTATCATCCGAAACGAAGGAGATAACCAATTAAAAGTATTTGATATTAATAAAATACAAGTTTCAGGTGAATATGAAACAAATGCACTTGTAGACCGATTTAACCGAATTTATACTAACTCACATACCTCAATTTATGGATACCAAAGTAGTTTCAATTATCAAACATTACGCCCTACGCTTTATTCTGAATATGACTCAATGGATACAGATGCTATTATTGCCTCTGCTCTAGACATATTAGCTGACGAAAGTACTTTACGTAATGATATGGGTGAAGTATTACAAATCCGTAGTTCAGATGAAGACGTACAAAAAATCCTGTATAATTTATTCTACGATGTATTAAATATAGAATTTAATTTATGGCCTTGGATTCGTAATATGTTGAAATATGGTGATTTCTTCTTAAAACTAGAAATTGCTGAAAAATTTGGTGTATATAATGTAATCCCTTACAATGCGTTTCATATTGAACGTCAAGATGGATACGATAAAGACCACCCAAATTCAGTACGTTTTAGATTTGACCCAGATGGCATTTCATCCCCTTCAGATTATGGTTACTATAATGTTCCAAATTCAGGTAATCAAGCAAATGCTATTTTCTTTGACAACTATGAAATGTCACATTTCCGTCTATTAACGGATACTAACTTTTTACCTTATGGTAGATCATATTTAGAACCAGCTCGTAAGTTGTTTAAACAATACACTATGATGGAAGACGCAATGCTAATCCATCGTATTGTTCGTGCACCTGAAAAACGTATATTCTATATCAACGTTGGAAATATTGCACCTGCTGAAGTAGAAAACTTTATGCAGAAAACAATTTCCAAAATGAAACGTACTCCATATATTGATCAACAAACTGGTGATTATAACTTGAAGTACAACATGCAAAACCTACTTGAAGACTTCTATATCCCAATTAGAGGAAATGATCAAGCAACTAAAATTGATAATTTAGCAGGTTTACAATGGCAAGGTATTGAAGACGTTACCTACCTAAGAGACAAATTATTTGCTGCCCTTAAAGTTCCTAAAGCATTTATGGGGTATGAAAAAGATTTAACAGGTAAAGCAACATTAGCCGCTGAAGATATTCGATTTGCACGTACAATTGAACGCATCCAACGTATTGTAGTATCTGAGTTGACTAAAATTGCTTTAGTTCATTTATACGCTCAAGGATACCGTGACGAAAGCATGACAAACTTTGAATTGTCATTAACTACTCCATCAATTATCTATGATCAAGAGAGAATAGCATTGATGAAAGAAAAAGTTGATCTAGCTAACCAGATGATGGAAAATAAATTGATGCCTAGTGATTGGATATATGAAAATGTATTCCACTTAAGTGAAGATCAATACGACGAATATAGAGACTTAATCATCCAGGATGCTAAACGTAAATTCCGTCTTGCACAAATTGAAAACGAAGGTAATGATCCATTAGAAACAGGAAAATCATACGGTACACCACACGACCTAGCAGCTTTATATGGTAGAGGCAGATATGAAGCAACTAATGTACCTGTTGGATATGATGAAGATGTAGATTTAGGTCGTCCTTCTGAAAAAGTAACTGACAGAAATACACAAGATAATGCACTTGGAAAAGACAGAATTGGCTCAGATGGTATTAAAAAAGATGGAGATGAATCAGATTCAATTAGACCACAATATAAAGGTGGATCTCCGTTAGCACTTGAAACTAAAAATAAAAGAAACCGCAATGTTAAAATGTTTAATGACATTAAGAACCAAACCAAACAAATGATTTTTGAGTCAGATATTCGAGGAAATTCGCTATTAGATGAATCACAAATACGAGAGTAAGAAAATTCCACATATTTATAAATAAAACAATATTAGAATGCAAATCAAACATTCAAAGTATAAAAATACTGGTATCCTTTTTGAATCATTGGTTCGCCAAATTACCACAGATACATTAGATGGTAAGGATTCCCCGGCAAAAGATATACTTAAAAAATATTTCGTTAAATCGGAATTGGGTCGTGAGTACAAGTTATACGAAACTTTGTTAAAAAAAACATCCTTAACTGAAGGGAAAGCAAACGTTGTAGTTAGTACGTTAGTTGAATCATCTAAAACATTAAATAGAGGAGCAATTAAACGTCAAAAATACAATTTGATCAGTGAAATTCAAAAACACTACGACATTAACGAGTTTTTTAACCATAAACTTTCTAATTACAAAATATACGCTGCCTTTTACACATTGCTAGAGATTGCAAATGCGCAAGAAGCAGTAGATCCCGAACAAACAATTAATAATAAAGTAACTATTTTAGAGCATTTAACAGCAGCTAAAATTACTGAAGGTAAAGTTCGTGACGAAGTGATGTCTGAATTTGAAAAAGCTGACAAAGATGTACGTCTATTAGCTTACAAAATGGTGTTAGAAAACTTTAACGAAAAGTACGATACACTACATCCAAAACAAAAATTGATATTAAAAGAGTATATTACCTCTATTGACAACACACCACGTCTAAGAGAATTTTATACTAACAAGGTAACAGAAATTAAAGAAGAATTAGCGACTTTAAACAAGAAAACCAAAAACAAAGTTACCCAAATCAAAATTAACGAAATCCTTACAGTTATTAACCCACCAGCTAAAAATGCTAAAATAACTGATAACGATTTAGTTGATTTGTTACAGTACTACGATTTAATTAATGAATTAGAAACTGTAAATGGACAAAATTAAAGAAATAATTCGTAAAAAACTTAGAGAGATGAGTGCTACCAGTGGTGGTGGTGCTTCATTTTCTGCTGGGCAAGGAATGAATTATGCTACTCCTAAGGCATTTAAAAAGACAAAAAATCTTGAAGAAGGACCTGGAGCAACTTTAGGGATGGGACCGAGTGCAGGACCTGAAGGTGTAAAGGATAACTATTATGTTAAAGCGTTCAAATATAAATTAGTACCTAAAAATCCTAAACCAAAGTCATTTGATATTAAAAAACTTTGGGAAGATGAAACGCTAAACGAAATGAATGACGTTCAAAAAAGACGTATTGCTTCGTTAGAGGAAATTGAAAAATTGTTGAACGAGATTCAACCATTAGTTTCAAACGCTAAAAATGAAACAATTGAACTATATAGTGGAAACGCTGGTTCATATGATATAAACAAACCAATCGAAATAGTAAAAAGCTATTTACAAGAAATAAAACAACTTTTATCAGAAAAATAATGAAAAAGACCCTACAAGATCAGTATTTGTTAATCAAAGAAGGTAAAGGACATGTTGGTGTTTTCCTTACAGAGGCAAAACGTCAATTTCCAAATATTGTACGCAACGCTGCTACATTTGATGAAGCAGTAGCATCACTTAAAACTAAAAATATCATTTCAGAAAATGTAATTTCGGTGATGCCTGCGATTATGGATCGTCCTAAAAAAGAATCTTATGAAACTGCATTTGAAGCGTTTTTAGCTGAAGCAAAAAAGAAAAACGAAGACGAAAAAGTTAAAGCAGAAGAGAAAAAAGTTTCTAAACCTGTTGAAGAAGATCTTGAAAAAAACTTTGACTATTCAGACGAGAAAAATCCTGACAATATGATCTTTGATCAAATTATGATGGGTTACTATGCTGAAATGAAAGATCCTAAAAATGCTGACAAAACGATGCAACAATTAAAAGACATCGTGTTTAAAAACTTAGCAAAAAACCAAATTTACTACACAGAAAATGCTCAATTTGGAGTTAAAGATTTAGGGTATTCAGTTGACCATCCAGGTTTAGGTGAACCGAAAGAAGCTAAAGGAAAATACAAGTCAAGCGGATACGGTGATTTAAAAGAGTCTATAAATGAAGTTATTTATAATGACCCTCAACTAAACCCATTAAAGGATTTAACAAAAATGTTAGTTAGTGCTGGAATAAATGCTGAACTAAGAGGGATTAATTACGATTTTATTAGAGTTGATAATGACAAATACGAAATAAGCTTACAAAATGGAATGTATCGTGTTAGAGCTTTAAGTAAAGCTGGGTCACCTATTGTAGGAGAATATAATTTACCACAGGAAGTTGTTAACTATTTTACAAAACCATCTAGTTCAAGTTTTCCAAAAGAATATAGACCTTTTCACATTGATAGAAGTTTAGAAGAATCCACTTTGCGTAAAGCAATTCGTGAAATGATTGATGCTGAATTAGAAGAAGCAGGTAGAGGTTTTGCTACTATGGGAACTATTAACCTTAGAGGTGATGGTGATGGAAAACTATTTATCCCTAAATACTATATTTTACCTCCTGTAGCTAGAAAAAAACTTAACTTATTAAACCCTGGAGAAAATGCTCCTTCATATAATGAATCTATGAGGATCCCTCATATAAAAGTTTTACCTGACAATACAATTTTATACTCCAATTATCTAGTAAATGCACTAGATAACCCATCAGATAATAGAAATCCTCTTAACAGTATTTTAAAAAATCTTGAATCAAACTTTTATTGGAGTCAATTTAAAACATATACTAAAAAGTTTATTAGTTCTAGTACAGTAAAATATCCTGTTCTTGGACGAGAAGCAGTTTATCATATTTTAGATTTTCCTAGTGATTTTGAAGTATCAAAATTAAAAGATTGGGTTGAAAGTGAACTCTCAAAACAATATGCTAAACTTCAAAAAGCTGAATCTGGAGTAGTAGGAAGAGGACGCCCGGTTAATATTGAAAGTTTAAAGAAATTTATAGCTAATTTAGAATCTCTTAACCAAAATCCTGAAGGTGGGATGGTAGTTGTTTTACCTCAAATGTTTGAAGAATCTTCATCTTTACGTGAAAGCGTTGAAAAAGATTTAATGGATATCAACAAAGAAGCAGAACATGAAGTTTTACAATCTAAATTAGACAAAATTGACGCTTTAATCGATCTTAGACGTTCTAAACTTGG